GCCGATTCTCCGGATCGACAAAAACGCCCTTGGCGCCCAGCACCTGCATAAAGCCCTGCAAGGCGCCAAAGCAGCTGGTGCCCTTCTCCACCGTATATTGCCCCGGGGCGGTGCCGGCAGGCAAAGCCGCCGTAAAGCCAAAGGGTGCCGCGTAATGGTGAACCATTTGGTCCACATTGGGTGCGTTTAGGCTAATGGGCAGCGCCTCATTGTCCAGCAGCAGACAGGCTGAGGAGCGGGCATACACAAAGCCCCGCCGTTGCCCGGGGGTTACCGTCAGCTTTTGCTGGTCCGCATAGCCAAAGAAGCAGCACGCACCGTCCGGCGCAAAGCCCCGCACCCGGTACACCTCCGGCAGATCGCCGTCCCACAAAAAGTGCAGTCGCAGTCCGTCGCAGCCGGCAGTCACATCACCGCTCCAGCGGTAAGACAGCAGCTGCCGGGGCACCGCCCGCTTGCCGTCCAAAAATTCCAGTTCAAAGGTCACGCCAACACCACCTTTTCCCCGGGGGGCAGATCAAAGGGCGAGGCCAAGCGGTTTAGTGCCACAATGGTGTCTACCGACACACCGGTGCGTGCCGCAATGTCAAAGGCGTTTTCCCCCTGCCGCACCCGGGTGCTGCCGTAAGGAGCATACCGGGGCGCTGGGTCACAGTCCTCCGTAAAAGTAAAGCTGTACTGCACCCCGTCCCGGGCGGTGGTACAAGTGTAATCAAACCGGGTCAGATACGCCCGCATAGGCTCCGCCCCGGGGGCGAACAGCCAGTGGGCCTGTCCGGGCAAAAGCAGCCGCCGCAGCACCTGGGCCATCTCCAGTGCACGGCCGCCGTACCACCAGCCCTTGCCGGTGATCACCGTGGCCCGGCGCCCAGCCGGGGTCACACAGACCCCGCCGGACAGCAGCCGTTCCTCCTGTTGCAGCGCCCGATTCTCTACCTGAAGCTGGGCGGGATTTTGCAAAAAGGTGTACGGCCCAAAGCGCATACGCATCAGTGCCTGCATATCTACACCTCCCCGCCGTCATACCGGCGGGCGTCCAGGCGCAGATACTCGCTGAGCGCCTCAATATAGGCATTATCCTGTTCGTTCATACTCTCCGTCTCCATCTTCTAAATCCTCCCGATAGGTCAAGGTGGCTCGCAGGTGCAGGCAGCCGGTGTATGTGTCCGCCTGGGGCGCGCCAGCCGACACCGCACACACCCGCCGATCCAGCAGCGTGCGACAAATGCCGGAGAGCACCTGTTGCAGTGCCCCAGTACCGGCAGCCGGGGGCGCATACAGATCAAAGCGCAGAGCGATCTGACCGGCCCGGCTCTCCTCACCCACTGCGTCGCTGGTGCCGTCCATCTCCGCCAGGCACACCGCCACCACCGGGCGCAGCAGGCGGCTGGGCTTCATTTGGTCCGGATACGCCCGGCAAAAGTCCACCCCTTGCAGGGCAGCGCTATCCCGCAGCTTCGCCAGTACCTGCGTCACCGGATCCGTTGTCCACTTCATAACTCCCCTCCTGCAAGCGCTTCATCACGCCGGTATAATACAGCAGCTGGCCGCCCATACAGACCGCCTCCCGCTTGATAAAATAATAAGATCGGTCACCGGTCTCCAGCACTGCGTCCTCCGGCAGTTCCAGGATATTCCGATCAAAGGGGCCGATGTACAGGTAAAAATCCTTGTCCACCCGCCCAATGGGCGTTTGCCGATCCGTAAAATTGGACTTGTTCTTCCGCCAGGTCTGTTGCAGAGTACAGAAAAACGGAAGGGATCGACCCGCCCCAGTGACCAGGCAGGCGCTGTTGCCTGCCCGGGTCAACTGATTTTTAATGATATGTGCAGCCGGTGTCATACGCTGAGAAAGGCAAAGGCGTCGTCCCGCAGCAGGCCTCTGCACGCCTGCTCCGCGTCCTCCAGCATCAGGGCAGATGCCTTGTGCTGGCCGCTTTGCTGCACCGTTACATCGCCGGCGGTAAAGGCGGTCACATCGTCGCCGCTTTGGAACCACCGGGACTGCTCCAGCATACGCAGCGCTTTCACCGCTGCCAGGTGGATCAGTCGCTCGTCCTCCGGATCCGTCCCGTCAAACATACGCAGCTCCACCATGCGCACCGCCGAGGCGATCACCGGCGCCCACTGGGCCAGCTGCTCCGCCGTCTCTCCGGAGAGCAGCTGCAACCGCTCTGTGACCGCCTGTATATCCATACAGTTTAGCTTAGGCATGGGTCAGCATCTGAACGGCGCCGGAGAAGATGGGCGAGAACCCGGCAATGGCGGTGATGGACGCCCGCTCCAGCTGGCGATCAATCAGCTTGTCAAAGTCGGTGACCACATCACCGGCCTGCACCTTTTCCAGTGCGCAGGTACGATCCAGCGCCAAAATGGTATTGTCGGGGAACATCTTGTGCTTGATCAGCTCCGCGCCCAGCGGAGTCACCACTCGACCGGTGGCGTGGAAGTCGTTGCCGGCGATGGCATCCTGCATTTCGGTCATTTTCAAAATGGAGGCGGTATCCCGGGCACTTACCAGCAGAGTGGTCATATTGAAGCCCTCAAAAGCGTTCCACAGATCCACCAGCCCGGCATAAGTCAGACCGCCCTCCAAAATAATGCCGCTATCATGCACGCCGATCAGCGCCGCATAAGCGTCCAGCAGCTGCCCTTCTGCAATGCAGTTGCCGATTTGGCGCAGGGTCACGGTAAACAGATCCAGCTTTTGGAACTTTACCGCCTCATAAGAGGCCACCAGCATACGGCCTCGCTTGTGCATCTCTGTGAGCGTATCCTTTACCTGCACCGTGGTGGTAGGCAGGGACGCGCCCTCCGCCACCTCGGCGGCAGTCAACCGCTCGCCGTTCTCCACGCTCTCAATGGCGCGGTAGTCCATACCGTCAATCACCGTGGTGGTGGCCACGATCTTTTGCAGCACATCTGCCTGCTCCATACCCTGGCGCACCGCTCGGCTCACATACTCCGGAAACAGCGCCGCAGAGTCCGAGGTCTGGAAGAATTTAGACACCGTGTCGGAGCCGATGCCACTGACTTTAATGTCAAAGCGCTTAAGCTGGCGCTGATAAGCGTCCAGCCCCTCCAGCGGGGTGCCTGCGTAATTTTCCGAAGGGTCGATCTGTTCCAGCGCCTGGGTAAAGCTTTTGCCGGTGGTGTACAGTCCCTTTTCCAGTTTCAGATTATCATAAGCCATCTTACATTACCTCCTATATTAAAGAATAAAACCGACCATGCCGGTGGTGGCGTCTGCCCAAAGGACCAGGCGCTTGATTGCCGCCTTTTCCTCGTCCACTTTTACGCCGCCGCTGCCGTCGGCAATCAGGCCGCAGTAGCCGGGCGTGGGCGCGATGCCGGTAAACTTGCACTCCACATAGCCGCCCAGCTGCACGCCCACCAGGTTGCCCTGTACATTGCGTACAAAGCCCATAAAGTTGGGGCTTTTGCTGTCGCACTCTTTTACATATTTATTGGCCACCGGGTATGCCAACATACCCACCCGGCCGGACTCGCTGTAAAAGCTAAGCATCTTGTCGTCAAATCCGTCAAAATAAATTGCCATGGTTTCTTCCTCCTTAAATTACAAAAGCCTGGTTGTTGCTCTTTTTTTCGCCGCCGGACGCCAGCTGGGGCGACGGTATATTGGCACGGCGATCGGCAGCCTCAAAGGCGGCCTTAAAGGCCTGCAACTCCTTGGCTGTCATCACCCGGGCCACGCCCTCAAACACGCCCAGTTCCATCTGAGGCAGCACCCCGGCGCACAGACGTACCACCTGGGAAGCCAACTCCTGCTTGTAGCTTTTGCCCAACTGGGCCTCCTGCTCCAGGGTGTCCAGCTGTCGCGCCAACGCTCGCGCTTGGTCGCAGGTGAGGGTTACAGCGCCTTTGCTGTTTTGCAGGGTCTTGCGTACATCGTTCTCTGTCACAGTCTTGTCTCCTTTGCTGCTGTCATAGTGCTTGACCACACCGGCCTCTCGCTGGGCAGGCACGGCCACAAAGCTCCATTCGTAAGCGTCCGTGGCGTCGGACAGCACGGTAAAGGCCACCTTGCCGTCATAGCTTCTGCCGGGCACATGGCTGCACCCGCCGCTGCGCCGATCCGCACCGCACAGGGAGCACACAGCGCTGCCCATGGCACAGGACACACTCACTTCCTTTTTGATCCCGCCGTCGATCTGGGTGATCAACTCCGCATTGCCGGGGGTGCGCACCATATAGGCCTTAGCCTGTAAGGTCACCAAATCCTCGCCGTCCGCAGTCTTGCGCCCGGGCACCGGCACCACCGCCGTGGCATAAATGCGTGCCGCCTGGTCGCCGCTTTTCATAGAGTGGTCAAAGATCCCGGTCTTGCCCACAAACAGGGCGCCCAATTCCTCCAGCGCCCGCCGGGTAAACTTTTCATGATCCCGATCTACATCGTTGTTGCACAGCACCACGGAGAACACATACAGCTCCTCCGGCGCAAACGCGCGGCGGGTAAAGGCGCCGATGGCCTCTAAATCCGCCGGCGCCGGTGCAAAGCTCTTTTCTACATAACCGCCGGTCATAATTTCTCCGTCTCCTTTTTGATTTTCTCCGCCTGGGCCTCATACAAATGGGCCTGGGCCGTATCCGTCTGGTCTTGCAAGGTAATATCCTGCCACACCACCTGGAAGGGGGCGCCGCTGCCGCAGCACTGCAAATAGGTACGCCCAATCTTCTCGATCACCGGGGTTAAAATACGCCGATAATTCTTCAGCTCCGTGGTGAGCAGGTCCGCCTGTTGGCGGCTCATCCGCTCGGTGGTAGACCAGGACAGACCGAACATAAAGGGCGGCAGCCCGGTTTTGGCCACGATCTGCTCCAGCATTTGGCGCACGGGGATCTCGCTCTCCAGCACCTGATTGTCGGCGCCGATCACCTTTACATCCACATCGCCCACCGCCACAAAGTCCTTCACGGACGAAGCGTCCATAGCCTCCTGCCAGGAGCGGGCCATGGTCTGTGCCCGCTGCCCTGCATAGGCACGGTCCGCCGCGTCGTTGCCCGGTCGGTACACCACCGCATAGCGCAGATTACCGGCATGGCTCCAGTTTTGGCCAATGGTGTTGTAAATTTGCAACAAAATCCGGCTCACAAAGGGCAGTCCCCGCAGCAGACTGGTGCCTGCCACCGCCCCCGGCTCCGGGTTCAGCACAGAGTAGAGCAGCAGCTCCGGCCGGGGCAGCGGCTCTCCGCCGCTGAAAAAGCACAGATCCAGCCCGTTCCCCGCGCGGCGCACTTCCAAATTGCGGGTGTCGCCGTTATACAGAGCATACAGTTCCCGCCCGTCGGTGATCATCTCGCCCACGGCGCTGCCGTAGGTAAGCAGCTGATCCAGATAGGTGGCGATAAAAGCCTCAATCCCCTGCTGGTTGCCGCCTACATTGATCCCGGACAGCTCTCGGTTTAACTGCGCATTCAGCCCATCACTGCCGGTGTCCAGACTGAACCCGCCGGTCAGGCGCACCAGCTTGCCGATGGCCGCGTCCAAAATGGGAATGTTCTCTCGCAGATTGCGATAGAGCGCAGCGTCCGCCGTCACCGCTCCGTAGGACTGCCAGCTGCAAAAGGGCTGACCTGCCGGGTGCCCGGTCTGCACCGCACAGCAGTCCCCTGCTCCTTTTTTGGCGCCCGCTTTGGAACGAAAGCGTCCCAAAACATCACTTCCTTTCTACCGCAAGGGCGCATACGCCGCCGGGCTCCTCACCGTTCAATACGGTAGAAACAAAGTAGCGAATGTCGTCCATTGCATGGTCATTTTCTTTTTTCGGTGCGTCCCGGCGCAGACTGTTGTCCCACTGGTACAGGGAGAACTCCCGCAAAGCGTCCTTGCACCCGGGGGCAATCTTGATCTGTGCCTGTTGCAGTGCCCGGCTCACCCGATGAATGCCCGCCACCACATCGTTATCCGCCTTCAGCACCGGATAGCGGCCGTGGCGCAGCACCGTCTCTGCAAAGCTGGCGGCGGAGGGGTCAATGATCAGCGCCGCAATGGGCCGATCTCCCGCCAATTCGCACAGGTGGGCATAGTATTCCTCGTCGGTGAGTTGCACCCCGGTGGCTCGACCGGAGTGGTAATACTCTGCCACCCGGCACCAGGCATCTCCGTCTCGGCACCACAGCCCCAGGGAAAAGGGATTGACCGTGCCGTAGTCGCAAGAGAGATACCATGGCCCGGCAGGCGCTGCCGGCGCCCCCACATGCCGCTTGGGGTCAAACATGGGGTACACCAGTCCGTCTGCCGCCACCCAGCGCCCCTCTACGAACCGGCGGTAAAAGGTGCCGCTGTACAGTCGCTTGTACCGCCGCAGCACCGCCGGGGACAGAGAGGGATTGTCCGTCATCTGAAAGTGCAGGTACAACACCTGCTTTTCCGCCGCTTTTTGGATCCACTCTTTATAGAACCAATGGTAGGGGTGCTCCGGATTGCAGTTAAACCAATAGGTGGCCCCCTCCAGAGAGCACCTGGCCAGCGCCTGCTCCACAAAGGAGCGGGGCATTAAGGCCACCTCGTCCAGCAGCACGCCGCCCAGGGTCATACCCTGGATCAAAGCGGCAGAGCTTTCGTCTCGCCCGCCAAACAGATAAAAGCGGTTCTCCCGTCCGTCCCGGCACACCGTCAGCTCACTGCGGCTGATCTTAAAAGTGCAGGTAAAGCCCAGCGCCGTCAGCTGCTCCGTCAGCGGGGTGAGCACATTCCGTCTTAGAGAAGCGACCGTCTTGCCGCACAGGGCAAAGGCTGTGTCGCGGAAGCGATAAAACGCCCAGCTGACAAAGGAAATGCTCATGCACAGGGTCTTGCCGCTGCGCACGGCGCCGTCGCAGATAATGCCGCTTTTGCCGCTGTGGGGCGACCCCGGGCACCACCAAGTCAGTGCCTGCATCTGCTTGGGCGAAAAGGGCTTAAACGCTGTCACGATCCCCGGCGCCCCCTTCCTGCCAAACGCACTTGGCACCGGCCTCCAGTGCCTGGTAAAAGGCAGCCGCCGTGTTGCCCTCTGCCGCCTCCAGGGCTTGCAGCTTCTCCAGCGCCTTGAGCCGATCAAAGAATTTGATCTCCATACCGCCGCCCTTTGGGCGCTTGATCTCGCTGATGTTAAAGAGATCCATCTCCCCCAGCGCCGGCAAGATCTGCTCCTCCGGGGCATACAGCAGCCGTACCGCATCCTGTATTTCGCCAAAGGCAAGGTGCCTTAAACCCTCGGTGTATTCCTGCCGTATGCTCTTTTTCTTTCGTCTGCCCATCGGCTCACCTCCTGCAAAAGGGCGCCGCACCGAAAAAGCGCCCTTCACCTATACCCTTGAAAACCGCCGGGTTATAGACGAAAGGCTCTATAAAAAGAAAAAAGTCGGTAAAAAATACCGACTTTTTCTGCTTCCTTATTCCGTTTTATCAGTCCTTGGTCTTGCTCATCACCTTCAGCGGATCCACCGTCTCCTTGTTCATGGTGGTAATCAAGTGCAGGTGGGGCGCCTCTTTCGCCTCAAAAGGTACAGTGCCCAGAGTGCCCAAATCCTGACCCAGAGTCACATAATTGCCGGCAGACACATTCACTGCATCCATACCACAGTATTGGGCCACCAGGTTGCCCCCGTGGTCAATGGTGATGACCTTGCCCAGCAGGGCGTCCGTCTTAACGGACAGCACCAGGCCGTCGTTGATGGCGGTCACCTTGGCGCCCTTGTTGGCCTTAAAGTCCACTGCCGCATGGGCACGGTAGTCCCCCATGGTGCGGTTAAAAGTCAGCTCCTCATTGTAGCTTTGCTGCACGCTCTCGGACACCGGATATTTGTAAAAACTCTTGTAAGGCATATTGGTATCCGACTGCTGCATGGACGCCGGCTCCGTCGTGGTGGTGCCCCGAGTGGTAGCCGCCGTGGTGCCTGCCGTAGT